ATGTCATGAATGTAAAAAAGATATTAAAAAAGGCAGTCATTATCTAAAGAAAACAATATCTATTGGAAACCCTAATAAAGAGACTCATAATGGGGAATATTTTGTATCTCATGGAATTAGGGTGGCAGTTAAAATTTGCCAAGCGTGTATTGCAAGAATATTTTAGAAAAAAAATTGACACAATATAATTTATAGTGTTAAATTCAATTACTTTAACAAAAAGGAAAATATTATGACAGTAACAGAAGTATGTGAGAAATTACAAGTAACAGCTAATCAATTAGCAAAAAAATTTACACCACCTTTATCAAGACAAGCAGTATTCTATTGGAAAAGTAAAGGTATTCCAAAGCTACGACAATATGAAATTAAGGAGATGTTAGATGATAGCGAGAGAGGAAATATTAGCGAAGTTTAAAAAGGTTTATAAATCAGGAGAGGGAGAGTATCAATGTTTATGCCCTAGCCATGATGATAACAATGCTAGTTTAGGTTTAAAGTTTAAAGAGGACAAGATGATACTTAATTGTTTTGCTGGTTGCAGTATGCAGTCTATATTAGATTCAGTAGGATTAACATGGAATGATGTTATGCCTAATACTAGAGATATTAAATATAAACCTAACAGCAGAATAAAGTTTTCTAATCCTTATTCAATATTAAAAGCAACTAGAGATGATTTGTTATTTGTCGCAGTTTGCTCTAGTAATATTAGGAAAGGAATACAGTTAGCAGATTCAGATAATAAAAAGTTATTTGAAATTACTGGTAGATTAAGAGGATTATATGACGACATTAGATGAAGAAGTAAGAAAGATAATTGTAGAAGATAAAGATATAGATAACTATTTTGCTACAAGAGATAATGATGAGCATACTAAAATTAAAACTCCAAAAGCGTTTAGTGGAGAAATATTAGATTATTTTACTCAAGATGTTAATGGTGGAATTGCTTTACCTTTTTCTAAATTTGATGAATTATTTAGAGTAAGGAATCATGAGCTAACTATTGTGTCAGGTTATAGTGGGCATGGAAAATCTGCTTGGTTAAATTATGTAATATTAAAAATGTTAGGAGAACATAAGTGTTTAATTGGTTCTTTTGAAATGCAACCAAGAGCAACGCTAGGCAGAATGTTGCAACAAGATTCTGGCACTACACTTCCTACCCAATTAGGCATTGATTCTTTTTTAGATAAAATTGATAGTAATTTATATTTGTATGATGCAGAGGGGGAAACAACACCTGATAAAGTATTAAGTGTTCTTTATTATGCTAAAGAAAAATTAGATGTAGAAATATTTGTAGTTGATTCATTAACTAAAGTAGGAATTAATAGTGATGATTACAACAAACAAAAATCTTTTATTAATAGGCTTTGTGTTTGTGCAAGAGATATAGGGGTGCATATATTTTTAGTTGCTCATGGTAGAAAGACTATGCACGAACACCAAAGACCTACCAAGTTTGATGTTATGGGTAGTTCTGATATAACTAATTTAGCAGACAATGTCATTACAATTTTTAGAAATAAAAAGAAAGAGGAAGAGCTGGGCAAGATAGATTGTGATAAAGAAACATTAGAAAAAGAGTTTGATTGTTTTGTTGGTGTAAATAAACAAAGACATGGCACAGGGTGGGAAGGAACAAAAGGATTATATTTTGACAATAAAACATTTAGATATAAGGAGAGTCAATTTGGATTCAAAACAAATTACAATTAATGAATTTTTAAAAGAAATAAAAAAACATTTTGGTTCTTTTGAATACAAAGCTACTAGCAAAGAAGGGCAAGTTTTTAAATCTAGTGGTTATGATAAAACAAATAAACTTGACAAAAGGAAATAAGTATGTTAAGCTGTATTAACAGTCAATAATTTATTGATTGTTGTTTTAAATTGTTCATTAACATTTAAAATTTTTATTAACCTTTAAAAAGAAGGAAACATATTATGTATGTTTATGATGATGGTGGTAGAAAAAATGCTGGTTATCAAGGAGATGCTGGTGATTGTGTTGTTAGGGCAGTTTCAATAGCTTCAGGGTTGCCTTACAAGTCTGTATACGATAGGTTGGCATTAGGTAATCAAAAGTCAGGAGAAGTTAAATCTGCAAGAAATGGTGTTCATGTTAAGAAAAAGTGGTTTAAAGACTACATGATTTCTTTAGGATTTAAATGGGTAGCTACCATGACAATAGGAAGTGGATGCAAAGTTCACTTAAATCCTGAAGAATTACCTAAAGGTAAAGTGATAGCAAGGGTAAGTAAGCATTGTGTTGCTGTTGTTGATGGGGTTATTAGAGATACTTATGATAGCTCAAGGGATGGCACAAGATGTGTGTATGGTTATTGGATTAAAGAGTAACAACAAAAAGGATAGGGGTGGCAACACCCCTATTATTTAATATGATTATATTATTAGGATTGTCTTTAATAGTGATGATTACAACAGCTTTGTTATCATGGGCGTTTCTTTTAATATTAATAAGCAAATTTATTTATGATAAATGCTTGACAAGAAAGTAAAGAATGATTAACATAGAGTAGTAACATTAATTAACCTTTAAGAAGAAGGAGAAACAAATGAGTAAATCAAGTGAAAGAGCATTACAAATATCTCAAGAACAGTTTGAGAAAGACGAACAAGCCAGAGATATGCAAGAAAAATTAGACCAACAAGCACATCAACAACAACTAGAGTTAAACAAAGCCTATCAAAAAGGCTATGTTAATGCTTTAAAAAACCCACCAGCTAGAAGCGAGTTTGATATAGATAGATTAAACAAAGCTATTCGCAGACTAAACCAATTATTAAATGATGAAAATAAGGGGATACTATGAGTAAATATGCAGATTTAAGAAAGCTAGATGTTAGTAAACATACTGAAAAAAAAGGTAAGTTTACCTATCTATCATGGGCGTGGGCAGTTGATACCTTACTACAACATTGTGAATCAGCTACATGGACTTATGCAGAACCAATTACATTACCTGATGGTAGTATGATGGTGTTTTGCACAGTTCACGCTTTTAATAAAGAAATGACTGCACAACTTCCTGTGTTAGATTTTAAAAATCAAGCCATTAAAAACCCTAGTGCTATGCAATTAAATACTGCTATGCAAAGATGTTTAGCTAAAGCTATATCGTTACATGGCATTGGGTTGTATATATATCAAGGCGAAGATTTACCTGAAGCAGATGTATTAGAAAAAATTACTAACATTCATAAAGAGCAAGGCATAGATGAAGCTAGAAAGTATTTTAATACTCTTGATGGTGATGACAGAAAATTATGTTTGCCATTTATAGAGAAAGTTAAGGAGAGTAAGTAGTGAAAATAGATATTAGAAAAAGTAATGTAGCATATGTTGAAATGAAACAAAGTAATGGAAATGTGTGGGTGATTTATGTTGATGACTCAACTGGTGAAAAAATTATTGAATCATGGATTATTAATAAAGATGGGTCAAAGACTGAATTGCTAGGATGCGAACAAACTGGAGAGTTATAATGGAACAGCGAAGTGCTGAATGGTTCTCTGCTAGATTAGGTAAGGTTACTGCTAGTAAGATAGATGACATTATGGTTAAAACCAAGTTTGGCGAATCACAATACACCAAGAAGTATAAATTGCAATTAGTTACTGAAAGACTAACTAATAAGGTAGTTCCTATATTTATGAACTCTGCAATGGCTCATGGTGTGGAGTTTGAAGATGAAGCTAGGGTTGAGTATGCCAATAAAATGAAGTTATTAATTGGGAAAGATGTTAGGGAAGTTGGTTTCATAGACCACCCTAGCATAGATATGAGTGGTGCTAGCCCAGATGGTTTGGTTGGTGAAGAAGGCTTAATTGAAATTAAATGCCCTCAACCAATTACACATACAGAAACATTAGAAACAGGTGTTATTGCTAAAAAATACATACACCAAATGCAATGGCAAATGGCTTGCACAGGAAAGAAGTGGTGTGATTTTGTATCATATCACCCTGAGTTTCCAAAAGAATATAAGCTCTTTATTAAAAGAGTTGAAAGAGATGATGACCTGATAAGTCGTTGTGAAGAAAGTGTCAGTAACTTTTTAAAAGAAGTTGATGATAAAATTAAAACAATCAAGGAGAATATTTAGCATGGCAGAACAGTATGATAATACAAACACTTTTGCACTTTTTAAAAATGACAAAGGAGATAATGAAAAACGACCTGATTATACAGGCACAATAACTTTAGAAGGTGGTAAGGAAATGAGGTTAAGTGCTTGGATAAGAGAGTCTAAAGCAGGCAATACTTTTATGAGTGGGCAGGTAAGTGAGCCTTATGAGGGTAGCACAACATCTGCACCAGTAGAAACAATTACTGATATGAAGGATGATGTGCCATTTTAACTAGGGGGGGAGGGGTAGGCAACTACCCCTTTTTATGAAGTTACTTGTTCATTACGTACATTGTTACTTCAAAACCAAAACGCATTTCAGTTGCTTGAGGTGTTGTCCACATGATTAATTGTCCTTTAGTTAGTTAATAAAACAGTATTTTAGTTTGTAGGCTAACTAAATAACAGAGAAAATGTATTAAATAGGAGTAAGCAAAATGATGAAATGGATGCAAAGTATAATTACAAAAGGACTAATAGTTTATATTATTACCCTTGCTGTTTGTTTCAAAGTATGGGATATTGTTGTTGTTTATAATGCTAATCATTACAATTATGTATGTAATGATAAGGGGAAGTTGTTTAAATCAGCCAAACCTAACAGCAATGTTTTTATTAAACAACGACATGAAGAATGTATACATGGAGAATAATATGGAAAATATAGTTACAAAACCTAAATGGTATTGTAGGTTTGGTTTAGAGTGTTATCAAATTATTGAATTTATGTGCCACAAATTAAAAAATTTAGAGTGTGTTCACATGGCTAATCATATTAAATATTCAGCAAGATTTTTAGAAAAACATACCAGTGTTGTTTTACAAAAACAAGATTTAGAAAAAGCTAATGAAACATGGAAATCTTTTTATGCAGAAGCATCTAAAAGATATGCAAATCAATCTAGCAAAATAATGCCAGATGAATATATTGATGACCCATTAGTTGACGAAGATTAATTTAAAAAAAGCACATTTATGTAATGTGTGTGGTAAATATGCTTGTTATCATGATGGGAAATTGTGGTGGTGCAGTTTAATATCAGAAGTTGGCACATATAATATGACTGGTATTTGCAAACATAAGGATAAAAATGACAAAGGGAAAAGAAACACTAAAAAAAAATAAAGAAGAATGGAAGGAACACGAATATATATATCAAGGATATAAATATATTATGACATATAACAAAATAGATTTTTATGTTACACATGAATTAACAGGCAAACTTGTTACTAAAGGAAAATTTAAGGAGTAAATTATGTTAGCTGAAGGGATATTTATATTAACTGTAAGTTTAAGTGGTAATTATGATGACCTAGAATTTGTAGGATATTTTAATGATTGTCCTACTGCCATGATTTATTTTAAAGAAAATTGTTCAGAGCATAAAGCAGCGAGTTGCTTACTAAAAGAATACAGCAATATACCACCTGACCATGTACCACCTAGTCAATTTGATTTTGACAGTTTATCAAGTAACGAATCAAAATCATGTGGTTTTGTTGGGGTAGACCCAAAAACTTTTATAGGGGAAGATAATGATTGAATTTATTTTATTAATAAGTTTAAATGGATTGCCTTCTGGTAATGTTTATGCTGGTTCATTCAGCTCATGTCAGGAAGCATTTAGTTATGCAGCAGAAAATTATGCTGATTGGAAAACTCATACTTGTGTTAAGGAGGTAATAACAAATGGGTAAAGGAAGTAATCGCAGACCAACAGATGAAAAAAAGTTTGCTGATAATTTTGATAGAATTTTTGGGCAAAAACCTAACGATAAACAATTTGAAGGGATAAAACATGGCAATAAGCCCAACACAAAGAACACTAAAAAGATTAAGGGATAGTGGGGATTGCCCATTAGTTTCTATTGTAGAAAGATGGAACGCTTTTGCTAAAATACGCCAAGACCTTTTTGGTATTATTGACCTATTAGCAATAGACAGTAAAGGTAATACAGTTGGTATACAAGTAACAAGTTACAGTAACATTAGTGCTAGAGTAAAAAAGATGGAAGATAGTGATGCTATTAAACATTTAAGGGATGCTAACTGGACATTGATTGTAGAAGGTTGGCATAAGAAAAACAATAAATGGGTAAGTAAGATTGTAGATATTAGTTAAGGAGATTGATATGGATAAACAAAGAAGTAATTACACAGCAGAAGAAGAAATAATTATTGAGCAAAGAGCTATAGAATATATGAAAAAAAAAAATAATGATAGCAGAACAAGAATTGCTCTTTATGCAGGAGTGGGAATTGCAGTATTAGAAAGGTTAGAAAAAAATGGTAATTTTAAATTACCAAAACCTATGACACCTAAACAAATAAGAAAAACTTTTAATTGGACAAATTTAAATAATTAATGAATATTAATAGATTAATTTCTATATTAGAAGATTGGTCTAGGTGGATGAAACAAGATTCACATAAGTTAGGTTATCCTAATAAAACATCTTATTTATCTAGTGGTGGAGAGTCTACTTCTGATGCTTTTGAACACATGATAGATGAAGCAGATAAAGAAAATGTAAAAATAATAAATGCTTGTATAGATAGTTTACCTATAAATCAAAAAAAAGCTATTTATTACAGATGGCTTAAAGGAAACAAACCTATATTTTATGAAAGAAATTTAGATTTAGCTATGGATAATTTATTAACTATAGTAGGAAAAAGAATATACGCATGATTAATAAAATGAAAAATGTATTTGCTCCTCATATAGACTTTAGTTTTTTATATGGAGTAATACCAGAAAATCCTAAAGCACAACCTTGTAATGTAGACATGATGTTTCAAAGAAAAGATAAAGTGTTAGTAGGAGAATGGAAAAGACCTAATGAAAATATGAATAAAGGACAAGAGATATTACTAAATGCTTTATCAAAACAACCTAACTTTATTGTTATTCTTATAAATGGACATTCAGTAGATGGAGATACAGAAGTAAATAGTATTTGTAAATTAATAGATGGCGAATATAAAGAAGTAGGTAAAGGTATTGATGGATTAAAAAAACTAATAATTAATTTTTATAGGTGGGCAGATAATTAATCGTCTAAATCTGGAACATTCATATAAATACTATCTATTATTAATTCTATAGAACTACCATCAGATAAAGAAATAATTATTTCAGAATCACCACTCACAATGTCTACATTATCAATAGTTTTATCAATCATGTGTAATGCAATAAAATTAACATCCATATCTATTTTCCTTATATAGGTGTAACCGACTCT